AGATACAAAAATCCTATAAATAGTATATGTCATGGATGGCAAAAAGTCAAGAAAAACAGCGGTTTGCGGGCTGTTTTTCAAACACTATCAAAATATTAAAGATAGAGGGAAACATGGCATACACGAGAAAGATAACGAGATATGGTCCCTGTATAGATGTGGGTTATACCTATGCAGGCTCATATGGGGCAAAGGGAGAAAAACGAAACAAAAAGATAAAGCCGACCCCGGAACAGATCCGAAGACAGAACCAAAGGAACCGAGAGAGGTATATGAAGCAACTGATATACCTAAATTTCAAAGAAGGAGATTATTGGATCTGCCTAAAGTATCAAAAAGGATATAGACCGCCACCCGATGTAGTAGTGAGAGATTTTGGGAAATTCTGGGACAGGCTAAGGTACCGGTATAAGAAACGAGGGCGACCGTTAAAGATGGTCGCAAGGTTAGAACTGGGGAAGTTCGGCGGCGCGCATATCCACATCATTGTCAATGAGATCGGAGATACCGGAAAACTGGTGTCGGAAGCATGGAAACCGACACATAATAACGCAGGGGTCAACCTGCAATTTCTCTGTGATAATTACGAGGAACTTGCCGCCTACATTGTGAAAGAGCCAAAAGGAAAGGCTCTGGAACAGATCAGTATGTTTCCGGAAGAGATCCAGAAACAATTTGTCAAATACACATGCAGCAGGAACCTTGTACGGCCAAAGACGGAAAGAAAAGAATATAGTCACTGGACGATGGCAAGGATCCTGCGTGATGGTCCGACACCATCCGAGGGATATTACATAGACAAGTCAACGGTTAGACAGGGCGTGAACCCATTTACCGGCTTTTCGTATCTGTATTACACAGAGCGGAGAATAGACAGAAAGAGAGGTGACCCGCCGTGGATGTCAACCTTTACCTAGAATCCACCATCAGATCGCCACAGGCGAGTGATGGGATCATAGGATTTGTGATAGAAGTACCGATCACCGAGGAAGAATCGGCAACCAAAAGCCAGTTCTATAGAGTGACAGCGAACAAAAATCAAGCGCAATTGATGATTTTAAACATCGCGTTATCACATTTGAAGAAAATGCCCTTCGCATTGAGTATTTATGCGGATTTTGGGTACTTAGAAAGTGCCTTTTCGCAGGGATGGATAGATCAGTGGAAGAAAAACGGCTGGAAAAACGCAAAGAATGAGCCGGTAGGTAATGCCGCCATGTGGCAGGAAGCCTTGATTTTATTAAATGGGAACAAGGTTTTGTTCGACCATGAAACGAAAGACAAATACCGGAACTGGATGTTGAGTGAAATGAAAAGAATGGAGGAAAAGAAATGAAAAAAACAGAGAGTAAAATTGTGATGATCAAGACACAGAGGTTGCGCCACCACCCGGACAATCCAAGAAAGGATCTGGGGGATGTGACGGAACTCGCAGATTCTGTAAAAAAGAATGGAATTATGCAGAACCTTACTGTTATCCCGATCGAAGGCACAGAAGAATTTTATGTACTGATCGGCAATCGCCGTATGGAAGCGTGCTTGCAGGCAGGACTTGAGGAAGTTCCATGTAAGATCGTATCGAACATCAGCAAGAAAGAACAGGTCGGGATCATGTTAGAGGAAAACATGCAGAGAAGCGATCTGACGATCATTGAGCAGGCAGAGGGCTTTCAGATGATGCTTGACCTGGGCGAGACGGTTGACAGCATCAGCGAAAAGACCGGCTTTAGTAAAGCGACGGTATATCATCGTGTGAACATTGCAAAGTTAGACAAGAAGATTTTAGCAGACAAGAAAGATGATGAGGGATTTTTCCAGTTATCCATGAATGACCTGATCGAACTGGAAAAGGTCAAGGATATGAACGAAAGAAACCGGATCCTACAAGAAACGTCCGGTGGGAGAGATATTCAGTGGCGCGTGCAGCAGGCGGTAAGAAATGCAAACAGAGAAAGGAATGTGAAAGAGATCAAGAAGATGTTTGCAGAAGCCGGTCTTGAGCAGGCACCAAAAAAGGCAGAGCAGGAAAGATGGTACAGCAAAAGATGGAATCATTTGCAGGAATGGAACTTAGAAGACGATACCTTGGAACCTGTAAAAGAGATCAAGAGAAAGAATGCCATGTGGGTCATCTACGATTATCGTAATGCAGCAGTTGTGGTTGAGGTCAAGCAGAAAGAACGGCAGTTGTCAAAATCTGAGATCGAAGCACAGAAGAGGGAGGCTAAAAAGAAAGAACTGAAAGCAAAGCAGAAAAAGTTGTATGGCACGATCAATGATTTTATTAAGGATATCTTCGTTTTTAAGGAGATCCAGCCATTGAAGCCGGATCTGGAATTGTATCAGGCAACCATAGAAGTCATAGTCAAGATAGGTTCACAGCCCACGGAAAGTGATCTGGCTAATCTGTATGCGGGTAAAGGTCTGTGGGAGATAGAGAAGTCAGAAGACTATGAGAAATATATCAAGTGGCGCGACAGTCTGACGGCACTGGATCGGGCAATTATATCCTTAAAGAATGTAAAGAACAATGATCTATACACATGGGATGGCAAGTATCGCGAAGAATACGCAGAAAGAGCGATCGCGGTTGTTGATTTTTTTAGGAAGTATGGATTTTCCATCACTGATGAGATGCAGCAGTTGCTGGATGGCACATCGGAATTATATGTCAAAGACGAAGAAAAAGGAGAAGGAGCGTGAAAAAATGCAGGTAAAAGATGCTTCAAATAATGCAGCAGGCAAGAACGCTATTCGTGAAAAGGCATTGCGCTTAAATGATGATTTGGAAAATTGGATAGACATCGCACATGAAGCATTTATGGGATGTGATGATGAGTTGGAAAAGGCAAGGCTGGATGGAAAGATCAAGGCATATTGGGAAGTGAAGAACCATGTGGAAGATATGCTTGAGATTGATACGAAAATTGATTGGAGCAAAGTTCCGGTCGATACACCTATCTGGGTTAAAGCTTTAAAGAGTGCTATGTGGAGAAAAAGATACTTTGCGGGAATTAAGGATGGCCTAGTTTGCGGATGGAAAAACGGAAAGACATCTTGGACAGTTGAGAGTGAAGACGAGTGGAATTATTGGAACTATGCCATGCTTGCAGAAGATGTCGATTATCCACAGGTCAACTCCCAGTGGCACAATCTCAAAGATCAAAAACCAGAGGATAGACAGGAAGTGCTCACATGGGATGGAATTGGCGTAGAACTCGACAGATGGTCGGATGATGAAGACTATTTCGAGAACACCGACGCAGAGGATATCTGGTGGATGGAGTTGCCAGAACCACCGCAGAGAGGGGCAAACTATGAGTAATCTTGTTATTGTCGACAAAGATAAATTTGATCGGGAATTAGACAAATGCAATTCCTATAATATCAAAAGCCAAGCCCAATATGTATTGAGCGGTGCAATTTGTACTGGGAAAAAGGCAATGGAATCATATATAAGTCAGGAATGTGAGAGAAACCAAAAAATGTTAGATGAATATGCATACATGGAAAAAATGAATGCAGATTATAGGAGACTACTAGATAATATCTCCAACTTTAGCAACCAGAAATAATGAGTAAGGAGAAAAATTATGGAAAAGAAGGAGATCAACATAAATATCGACGGAGCCTTCATTGGTTTTGTTATAGGATTTGTTTTCGCAGTGATTGTAATGTGAGAAGGAAGGAGCGGTGATGGAGAGATTAACAAAAAATAATAAGCGCAAACTTTCACATGGAGAAGAAATAGTGATTTGCAAACACTCTGAGAATGATTGCAATGATAGTTGTATGAAAATAATACCTTGCAAATGGTATAAAAAGGCAATAGAGAAGTTAAAACGCTATGAGGACTTAGAGGAACAGGGCAGACTTGTTAAATTGCCTTGCAAGGTGGGTAATACTGTTTACGTTATTGTTGGAAAAAACATATCTGCACAGAAGATTCAAAGAGCAACGATTGATTCAGAAGGGAAAATTGAATTTTGCACGAAAAGAAGAGGATTTGCATTGTTTGATATAGGCAAAACAGTATTCCTCACCAAACCCGAAGCAGAAGCAAAACTGAAAGAATTGAGAGGTGGTGGTGTAAATGAGAAAACCGATTCCTAAATCTGTTAGAAAATTAGTGTATGCGAAATACAACGGTCACTGTGCTTACTGTGGCTGTGATATACCGGAGAAAGGTTTCAATGTAGACCATTTGCATTGTCTTAGAAATTATGAGTACACCGAAGAATTTACCGGGATTGACGTACACGATATAAGCAATCTGATGCCGTAAATTGCGAAAAAGAACATTGTAAAATCGAGAAAATTGCAGATATAAGAAGCACTCCTCATATGAAATATCCGCATAGAATTTCTGTGAAATTTTCAGATGGTACAAGACGCTGGTACAAAGCATAAACTGATGTTTAGAGAGAGGAGATTGTATTTTAATGGGAAGGAGAATAGATAATGGGAAGATTGATTGATGCGGATAAATTTAAAACGGCTCTAGAAGAAGCAATTTCAAAGAACGAAGACATGGATTGCTTAGATTTTTTGCGCATTTCCTCTGTGATTGATGCGAATCCGACCGCCTATGATCTGGACAAGGTTGTGGCGCAGTTGGAAGAACTGACAGACGAGATGGAACAGTTTAATTGCACTGGGATGTTATCGGACATAATAGAGGTTGTAAAGGCAGGTGGAGTAAATGGAGAAGCGTAAAAAACAGACCAGGGCGCATGATTTCACACCAGCCATGAGAAAGCGCATAGAAGATCGGGACATGGGATGCATCTTTTGTCGTATGGGATATCACATGCCGGAATACGATTATTTCGCGACCCATGCGTTTTCAATCATGCACTATATACCGAGATCACAGGGCGGTCTTGGAATTGAGCAAAATGCAGCAGTCGGCTGTATCTATCATCATAACTTGATGGATAACGGAAATAAGGGCTTGAGACCGGAAATGCTTGGACTTATGAAAGCGTATCTACAGGGGATATATCCGGAGTGGAGCGAAGAAAACTTAACCTATAACAAATGGAAGGAGATGGAGGAACATGTTTACAAGGACTAACAAATTAAAGGTGATATTCAAAGAGGCGTATGAGGATCACGCGCTGGATATCGGTCTAACACAGGATAACGTATATATCATTCGCGGGCATATCTTTATGCTGGTCTGTCCTGCAGAGCAGATTGATAATGAAGTATTAGCAGAGTTAGTCAAGTTGACCGGTGGGCTGCCGAATAAGGGCGAAGCCATTAGTTATGTGAAGAACGACGAGCAACAAATGACGGATTTAGAATTTCTGCACGAAGATCTGTATGAACAGTGGGAAAAGGCAAAGAACCTGGTCCATGCAACAAGGATGATCATATCCAGTGAAAGTGATATGCAGATCGTCTACCAGACGAAACAGTTGGAGCCGATCATGGTACCGGCGCGTCTGCATAATTGTATCGGGTTACCAAGAGGAGATAACGAAGAAATGCAGCCTACTCGTCTGACCGAAGATGGAAAATTGATCACCGTAAGTAATGAGATGCAGTTCTGCTTTGAACAGCACAAGATCAAGTGGGTGCAGGAATGGGAGATCCTTGATAAGTGCAGAGGTATAGATCTGAACTGGTCGCTTGTGGATGTTAATCTGTACCAGTGATGGTTGAAACACCTTAAGAACCAGCGATTTTACTTATACCACGAAAAAAAACATGGCGCCGCCTCGTATCTGGGGCGGCAGAAAGGAGAAAGATGACTATTAGGGAATGTCCGGTATGTGGTAGGGAGTTTGAAGCGTATATGAGACAGAAGTATTGCACACCGGAGTGCGCTGAAATTGCAGACCTCAAACTCAGGGAGAAAAGATGTGAAAAAGAGAAAGAGAAAAGAGCCAAGGCGAGAGAAGAAAGGGAACGGAAGAAAAGGAGCGGAAGTCTTGTGCAGGATGCCATGGATGCAAGGGAACAGGACATGACCTATGGAAAATACATGGCAGAGAAATACAAGGTAACGATCAGCAGGCGAGCATCATGCAGCAGGGGGGATAATATGTCAAATTTTAGTCAGGCAGGAAATATCAAATGTCCTTATTATGTAAACGCCAAAAACGAAAAAAAAGAAGCAAATTATATCACATGTGAGGGCAATGGATATGCAAGGTATTACACATCAAAATTCAAGAACAAAGAGGAGAGAAATAAGCATATCACAGAATATTGTGCAAAATATCCGAATAAATGCACAATATGTATGGCAAATGATACAAAATTTCAACGAGAGGAAAGATAACCTCTCGTTTTTTTATACGGTGCGGGGGGAGAAATGACAGCATCTGTCATTTTATAATAAATGAGTACAGAGGTACTGACACTTCGGAAAGAAACGATGAGACAGGCGGTGAAAACATGGCATCAAAAGGGGTTGGAACAGGAAAAAATCCGAACAGCAGAAAAGGGACAAAAAATTTAAAAACAGTAAATTCACGAACCAAGGAAGAAGCAAGGAAGATTTCTCAAAAAGGCGGTATTAAGTCGGGAGAGGCCCGAAGAGCGAAAAGAGATGCCAAAAAAGCCGCGGAAGTAGTGCTGTATGAGACGCTTATCAGCACCAAAGGAAAGCAGGCGTTAAAACGCAATGGAATCGAGTTGAATACAAAAGAAGATCTGTATGGAATGGCAGGTCTGATGGCAGGGCTTTTGGCGAATGGAATGAAGGGTGATACAGGATCCGCCAAATTATTGCTGGAACTTGCTGGAGTATTTGATGAAGAGATAGAAGGTAGTGAAGAAAAACAGACAGGAGTAGTCATGATACCACCAAGGGGCGATGAAACAGATGACAAATAACGTGATATGGCAGCCACAGCCAAGACAAGTGGATTTTATGACACGAACAGAGTATGAAGTATTGTACGGCGGTGCAGCAGGCGGCGGTAAATCAGATGCGCTGATCGTGGAAGCACTGCGGCAGGTAGATATACCGCATTACCGAGGCATTATCTTTAGAGATACAGTGCCACAGTTGGAATCATTGATCTCCAGATCACAGGAGATATATAGCAGGACGTTCCCGGACGCAAGATACAATGCAAATGAGAAAGTCTGGAAATTTAAAAGTGGAGCAAAGATTTTTTTCGGGTATATGCAAAGAGACGCGGATCGATTTAATTATCAGGGAAAATCATATGACTTTATCGGCTTTGACGAACTGACGCATTTTTCGTTGGTTCAGTACAATTACATGAAGTCAAGAAACAGACCAACAGGATATAGAGGAGGAAAAAAGACAATCCAATACATTAGAGCAACATGTAACCCGGATGGCAAAGGTATGGGCTGGGTAAAAGAGAGATTTATCACACCGGCACCACCACTTACCCCTATCTGGGAAGAGGTGGAGATCCGCACACCGGAAGGGAAAACCATCAAAAAGAAACGAGACAGAGTGTTTGTTCCATCAACGGTCTTTGATAACAAAGCCTTGTTGGATGCGGATCCTAATTATCTTGCAACGCTGGCATCCCTGCCGGAGGCTGAAAGAAACGCTCTACTGTATGGATCATGGGATTCCTTTACCGGGCAGGTATTCACTGAATGGAAGAATGATCCAAACCATTACCAGGACAAGAAGTGGACGCATGTTATCGATCCATTTCCTATCCCTGAATCATGGAAGATCATGAGGAGTTTTGACTTTGGATATGCCAAGCCGTTCTCGGTAGGTTGGAATGCCGTAGACCAACGTGGACGGATGTACCGTATCGCAGAGTGGTATGGATGCGATGGTACACCAAACAACGGATTGAAGTTAGATCCGTATGAGATAGCACAGGGCATCAAGGAAAAAGAGTCAACAAATGAATTTCTCAAAGGCAGAAAGATCATACATTGTGTCGCGGATCCGTCTATCTTTGATGAATCGAGAGGAGAGTCGATTGCAAGAATGATGGAGCGTGAGCATGTCTACTGGATCGGTGGGGATAATACCCGGCTTCCGGGGAAGATGCAGTATCACTACCGGCTGGCGTTTGACAAGTATGGAGACCCAATGTTCCAGGTATTTAACACCTGTAGAGACTTTATTCGGTGTGTTCCGCTGTTGATCTATTCAGACAGACACCCGGAGGATATAGATACGGACATGGAAGACCACAATTACGATGAGCAGAGATACGCATTCATGGAGCATCCAATCGCACCGCGTGCCAATGTCGCCCATAAGATCGATATGGATGATCCGTTGAACCAGAGAAATAACCCGGAATGGCATTATATCAACTTGTAAAGGAGAAAGTATGGCAAACAAGAAAAGCAGTAAACCAAAAGCAGAAGAGCAGATCATGCAGCAGCAACAGATCGCACAGGCGCAGGGAGACCAGGCACAGATCTTGGCAGATAACCTGCGACAGGTGGAACAGATCGACGAGCAGACGCGTGTGATCCAGCAGGAAGCAGAAAACAAGATGCATGATACAGAGTTTAGTCCTTATGCGATCGGCGGAGCGCAGGAAAACTTAGGCATCATTGGAGAGGATGAAGTCAAAGAGGCTATGGAGGTCTTGCAGAAGTATAAGGAGAGCAAGACCAACCTAGAAAACAAACTCAAGACCAATGAGGAATTTTGGAAGATGAACCACTGGCAGGTCATGTATAACCAGAAAGAGAAAAAAGATGATAAGCGCATCAAGCCAAAGTCTGCATGGCTTGTAAATACCATAATTAATAAACATGCGGATGCGATGGATAACTTTCCTGAGCCGAACATCTTACCAAGAAGTCAGGATGATGAGGACACGGCAAAAGCCTTGTCAAAGATCATTCCGGTCATACTGGAGCAGAACGACTACGAAGAGACCTACTCCCGGTGTGCGTGGGATAAGAATAAAAATGGATCCTCATGTACCGGTATCTTCTGGAATAACGACAAAAGTAATGGACTGGGCGACATTGACATCCGGGGAATTGATCTGATGCGTCTTTATTGGAAATCGGGTATCGAGGATATACAGGATTCACCTAATGTCTTTTACGTGCAGATGATGGATAACGATGAGATCCACAAGAGATACCCGGAACTAAAGGAAGCACATTCTACCAATGCCATTACGGCACTTGACGCATACCACTATGGAGAACAGGTAGACACAAGTGATATGTCACCGGTAGTGGATTGGTACTACAAGAAGCGTATGCAGTTTAAGGACGAGCAGGGAATACCGCAGATGCGGACTATCCTGCATTACTGTAAGTTCTGCAATGGAGAGGTTATCTATGCATCAGAAAATGATCCGGAGTATGTAGACACCGGATGGTATTCACACGGACAGTACCCATTTGTGGTTGATACGCTTTATCCGGTCAAGGCAAGTTTAGTTGGAATGGGATTTATTGATCTGGTGGCAGATGATCAGATCTATACGGACAAATTGCAGCAGGCTATCTTAGAGAATGCGATCGCAAATGCAAGACCGCGAACCGTGATTAGAAGTGATTCCGGGTTGAATGAGGAAGAGTACCTCAATGAGGATAATCCTATCATCCATACAGCGGGAAATTTGGGGGAAGAATCCTTTAGACAGTTGAAGACTACACCGCTTGCAAGCATCTACCAGAACGTGTATCTACAGAAGATCCAGGAAATGAAAGATACCTCCGGGAATACCGCCTCATCGCAGGGGCAGGCATCCAGTGTGACCAGTGCATCCGGTATCGCATCCTTGCAGGAAGCGGCGGGAAAACTGTCGCGCGACTCATCCAATGCGTCGTATCGTTCATTCCGTAAGATTGTGTATCAGATCATAGAGTTGATCCGTCAGTTCTATACAGAGACAAGATGCTTTCGCATTATAGGGGACGACGGACAACCAACCTATGAGGACTTTGATAATAGAGGACTGAAACCGCAGAGCCAAGGCTCCATCACAGGACAGGATGCAAACGGCAACAACTATACCATTGATCTGGGAAACCGGTTGCCGATCATGGATATCCAGGTCAAGCCACAGAAGCGGAGTGCATATTCAAAAGAAACACAGAACCAGACGGCATTATCCTTGTATGGTCAAGGGTTCTTTGCACCGAATAATGCAGACGCTGCGCTTGCCTGCTTAAACATGATGGACTTTGACGGCATCGAGGACGTGAAGAACACCATAGCGGCAAATGGTCAACTGTATCAGCAGGTTATGATGCTGACACAGATCATTGCACAGGCTGGACTGTTGCCGCAGGATGCCGTAGCCACAGGAACAGAGCAGGAGGTACAAAAAGGAAGTACCAAGTCAAGTAATGGTAGTCTGTCAGCACAGGCGGCAAATGCCACCAGACAGTCAACGGCACCGAGGACGTAGGAATGATAGAAGCGACAATGTTCAGATCAGGAAATATATACAGCGTTGATGTCACAGGACACGCAGAGTATGCGCCGGAAGGAGCAGACATCATATGTGCAGCAGTATCTGCGCTGGTACAGTCGTTTGCTTTTTATTGCAGAAAGACGGACGGCATAAAGGTATTGGATGATGAAGCATCCGAGGGGATGGCAAGCATGGTCGTATATGGAGATCAGAGAAAGATAGATCCGGCATATGAGATGCTAAAAACAGGACTTTCGGAAATTTCTTTAAATTTTCCTGAAAATATTTTGGTGCGGGGGGAGAAATGACAGGTAATGCCATTTTATAATAAAAGCATAAAGATCTTTCCCCTTTTAAGGGTGACACTTCGGAAAGGACGATGGAATATGGAAAAATTATTTAATTTACAGTTATTTGCCGAGGGCGGTGGAGCACCGGCAGGAGGCGAAGCAGGTGGAACTGTAACAACGGGAGTAGAAGGAGGCAGCCCCGAGCCTCAAGGCGAGGATTTATCCAAGGTAATCTATGGAAAATCCGTTGAGGATGTAGCCAATCCACAGGGTGATACCACCAAGCCACCAGAGGACAAGACCAAGACTTTTGAGAACCTTATCAAAAAGGGCGGTGAGTACGAAAAGGAGTTTTCCAAACGTACACAGGACATTATCAACAAGCGTTTTAAAGAGACAAAGCAGTTGCAGGAGCAGTTGAACAGTCGCACACCGATCATGGAGACGCTTGCACGCAAGTATGGATTAAAGGCAGATGATGCCGAAGGGATCCTGAAAGCACTGGATAGTGATACCGCCATGTATGAAAAGGCGGCTTTTGACGAAGGACTGACAGTGGAACAGTACCGGGAGCGTGAGCAGTTAAGACGCGAAAACGCACAGTTGAAAGCAGCAGAAGATGAACTCAAACAGAGGGAACAGTCACAAAGGATCTATGCCCAGTGGGAGCAGGAATCCAATGATTTTGCACAGAAGTACGGAATCAAGGATTTTGACCTTGCCACAGAAGCACAGAACCCGGAGTTTACCAGACTGTTAGCGAATGGCATCAGCATTGAAGCGGCATATAAGGCAATCCATTTTGACGACATGATGAATGGAGCAATGGCACAGACCGCCGACAGTGTGAGTAAGGCTCTGGCGAGCAGAGTTGCCACAAGAGCAAATAGGGTCTCTGAAAACGGTGTTGATTCTCAAAACAACAACAGTATCTTCAAGTCAGATGTGAATAAGTTGACAGATGCAGATCTGGCAGAAATTTGTAGGCGGGTAAAGAATGGAGACAAAGTCTCTTTCTAGGTGCCGCCGGAAGGAGTTAGAGAATGAATAAGAACAGAAGACTTATGAATTTGCAGATGTTCGCAAATTCTAACACAAACGTAACAACAGATTCCGGCATGACTGCCGAGATGAAAACCTTTTACGACAAGAACCTGATCCGTATGGCAAAGGCAAATCTGGTACATGACCAGTTCGCCCAGACCAGAGACATCCCTAAGAATGGCGGTAAGACGGTAGAGTTTCGACAGTATGATCCACTGCCAAAGGCAAGCCAGCCATTAACAGAAGGTGTAACACCGGATGGCAAGAAGTTATCCGTTAAGACAAAGACATCTACTGTCAAGCAGTATGGAGACTATGTAGAGTTATCAGACGTGTTGATCATGACAGCGATCGACAACAACGTGGTAGAAGCCACAGAGATTTTAGGAGATCAGGCAGGACGTACACTGGATTCCATCACAAGAGATGCAATCAACTCAGGTACCAATGTCATCTATGCAGGTGGAAAAACCTCGCGCAAGACCTTGGCTGACGAGGATACCTTAAAGCCTATTCTTTTTGAAAAGGCGGCAACCCAGTTAAAGGCGGCAAACACACCTAAGATCAATGGATCCTATGTAGCGATCATCAATCCGTATGCATCTTATGATCTGCGTACCTCGGATGAATGGATCGAGGTACATAAGTACGCGGATGCGACACCGATCTTTGAGGGCGAGATCGGAAAACTCGGAAACGTGAGATTTGTAGAATCCACAGAGGCCAAGATCTGGAAAGACGAATCCTGTCCGGAAGGAAAGGCGGTATTCAGCACGCTTGTAGTTGGTTTAAATGCCTATGCAACCACTAAGGTAGAAGGCGGCGGCTTGCAGACCATCATTAAGCAGTTGGGATCCGGTGAAGACCCATTGAATCAGAGAGCAACGGTAGGCTGGAAAGCAATCAAGACCGCCAAGATTCTGGTAGAGCCATATATGGTGCGTATCGAATCTCTGTCAGCGTATTCAGCAAACGTAGAGGCTAACTAGAAAGGAGGGTCAATATGGCAGCAGCAACAAAGGGACACATGAATCAGATCATGCTACCGATCTCCGAGGAAGAACATGATGATGTATGGGTATGCATCAATGGCAAAAGCACATACATTAAGCGCGGGGTAACGGTAGAAGTAAGCGATGAAGTTTACGAAGTATTGCAGAACTCTATGCATATGAAGCAGGTGGCACTGGAGAGATCCATTGCGCTTGCAAAAAAAGGCGAGGGAATGTAAGAAACGTTAAGACGAGGGGATAGCCACGCGCTATCCCTTTTTTAGTAGGAGAAGAGATATGACAGTAGGCGAAATTATTGCAGAAGTAGATGACTTAAAACCAAACACATTTGACGTAGCCATGAAGATCAGATGGCTTTCACAACTGGATGGAAAGGTATATAACGATGTGATCTGCACACATGAGGCTGATGAGAAAACGAAATATCATGGACATGAGGAAGTAAGCGAAGAACTTCTGGTAAGGGATCCATATACAGATATATATAGATACTACCTGTATGCAATGATGGACTATAGCAACGAAGAGACGGAGAGGTATCAAAATTCTATGCTGATGTTCAACAATGCATACCAGGCATTTTGCAATTATTACAACAGGACACATAAGCCGAAGGCAAAACCTTTGGTTCTATTCTAGGAGAAAGACTATGTTACCACAATTAAATGCATCCAAGGATAATACCACAATGATCAATATCTTTCGCGGTCTGAATAAAGGGCTTGTCATTCAGGAAGGTGAGTTTTCGGACATGAAAAACATGACAAACGATTATTTTCCTGTCATGGCAAATAGGCGAAGCCGCGGCATCATGAAGACACTGACAAAGCCGCAGGGAGTGCTGGGCGGTCAGTATCTTGCCTATGTAGATGATAGCAAGTTATATTACGACGATAAGTTTATCTGTGATCTGGATCAGAAAGATGTCGAGAGAAAAATGGTTATTGTAGGTGCCCTGCTGTGTGTGTTCCCGGATGGAATCATCTACAATACCAATACGGCAGAAATATCCAACATATCGAACAAGACGGAGACAAGCGGCACGGTTACCATGCGTATGTGCAAGTTGGATGGAACAGAGTTTACGGATCAAAACACACACATCGGAGCAGAAGCACCGGAAGACACAGAAAAATATCCATACTGGCTTGATACGTCAGGAAGTGTCGTGGTCCTTAAAATGTATTCCAGCACTTATAGTATGTGGACTTCGGTTGCGACGACATACGTCAAGATCAGTGCAGAGGGCATCGGAAAAGGATTTAAGGCATATGATGCAGTCACTTTCCATGGCATCAAGATCAAAGGATACAACGACTATGACTTTAATCAGTCGTTGATCGTATATGAAGCAGGGGACGATTATCTGATCGTAGCAGGTCTGATCGACCTTTTATATACGCAGGAGAGCGTTGTGACGGTAGAAAGAAAACAGCCGGATCTTGATTATGTGTGTGAACTGGATAACCGTGTATGGGGATGCTCGTCACAAAATCATGAGATCTATGCTTGTAAAATGGGAGATCCGACGAACTGGGAATGTTATGCAGGACTTGATTCAGATTCCTATGCGGCAACCGTGGGATCACAGGATGACTTTACCGGATGTTGTGCATATGGTGGATATGTCTATTTCTTTAAGGAGAATGGATTTCATAAATTGTATGGAAATAAGCCATCCAACTATGAAATGACATGGAAAGCATGCAGGGGCATACAGAAAGGATGTGCTAAGTCTATAGCCATTGTAGATGAAGTCCTGTTTTTCAAGGCAAGGGATGCGATCATAACATATGACGGATCCGAAACTACGGTATCGGATGCGCTTGGAAAAGAGCCATATAAAGAGGCGGTAGCGATCGGGTATAGGGATAAATATTATATATCCATGAAAGACAACGATGATCGGTCGCATGTGTTGGTATATGATCTGCGCAAGGGTCTATGGTGCCGAGAAGATGACAAGACCTTTGTGTATGCCACCTTTGCGAATAATACAGCACACTTTATTGATACGACCAATACACTGTATGCGATCAATGAAGAATCGATTACAGCAAAGTGGTATCCGAATGATAACAGAAAAGGAGATCTTTTCCTGTATCCGAACAGTCAACTATTTCCGGGGAATTACATTGCCGGAACGTTAGAAGATATCTTTGAATGGAGCATTACGACCGGAGAGATCGGTCTTGACAATCCGTATCATACCTACCTTAAACGTCTGAATGTTAGGATGCAACTGGAAGCAAAGTCGAAAGTGACCTTTGAGATAGAATATGACTCTTCTGGAACGTGGGAGCATATCGCCGATTATTATGCTACCAGGATGCGCAGTTATGAGATACCGATCCGGGTTGCCAGAGCGGATCATCTGAAACTTAGGATATCCGGCAGAGGTTATTTTAGACTGTATTCCATCGCAAAAACATTAGAAGTAGGAAGTGGAGGGGATGAATCATGACAATAGATACACCGGGAGTAAATACAGAAAAGTATTCAAACGAGCAGAACATCCAGATATTAAAGGGTTATCTGTCTGAAATGGCAGATATCGTCAACATCTATCTGGCAAAGATCGAAGAGATCTCGGCGAAGGTGGATAGCATCGAAACAAAATTACAAGAAAGCGAGGGCAATTAGAATGGCGACAACGAAAGAATTACAGGATATCCTGAATAATATCAATGCAAACAGACCGGCTGATTATACAGGCAACGTCACGTCGGATGCCACTAAACAGTATCAGCAGAAATTGAATACACTGGAAGGAAATGCGCCGGCTGATTATCAGTCCAAGTACCAGGACAAGATCAGTGAGGTCATGGATAAGATCAATAATCGGAAAGATTTTAATTACGACTTTAACGCGGATCCACTCTATCAGAACTATAAGGACCAGTACACAAAATTAGGAAATGAGGCGGCACAGAATGCAGCAGCAAGTGTATCTGCCTTGACAGGGGGCTATGGTAATTCCTATGCGGCCACGGCGGCATCACAGGCAAATCAGCAGTATCTGACACAGTTAAACAATGTGATTCCGGAACTTTATAATGCGGCACTGAACCGATACAAGATGGAATCAGATGATCTGTATAATCAGTTCTCTATGCTGGGGACGCAGGAAGACAGAGAGTATGGAAAGTATAGAGACAGTGTCAGTGACTATCAGGCGGACAGAAGTTATTATGCAAACCAACTGGCAAACTCCCAGAACAACGATCAGTGGAACAATACCTTTAATTATAACAGGTATAGAGACACCGTCAGTGATTGGGAGAACAACCGCAATTACTATACAGACCTGTATAACAATTCTGTATCAAACGATCAGTGGCAGGCGGAGTTTGATTACCAGAAGCAGAGAGATGCAGTGTCCGATCAGCAGTGGGCGGCAGAATATGCATTGTCACAGGCGGCACAACAGGCAAGTGCAAGAAGTTCGGGATCCGGACGGAGTTCAGGATCATCGGGAAGTAGCAGCGTAAAGACTAATTATGTCAATGGTGGAAAAGCATTATCCACAGACCAGTTGAACTTCCTGACCCAGGCGGCATATAACAATGCTACCGCAGAAGGAAGCGACAGTGTAGATGCCGTTAGGGCACAGGCAGGCAAAGCATATAATGAAGGAAAACTGAATGCAAGCCAGTTAAACGCACTTCTGGATAATATCGATTATTACATGTGGATCAAGGCACAGCATGATACACAAAAGACACAGGCAGGACGAGCACGCAGAAGCGGTAAATAAGGGAGAAGAACATGGCAAAAAGAAAAACGTTTGACGAAATCTTACAGGAGCGCTACGGATCAAGTGAGGATGAAAGCACCGGAGTAAATGATAGATCCTATGATGATATCATGCTCGAGCGCAGATTGAGTGGAAAGGAATCTGATAAATGGACTTCGGATATGACGAAAGCCTTTAATCAGGGCAACAGATACTCCAAGCAGGCATATGAAGGGGCAGTGGAGATTGCTAAGAACAGCAGAAGAGTAAAAACCGGCGCAGAGCGTTATGGCTTGTTCTCCGGTGGAAATGAGGAACTGAATAAGGGGATCCTGCATAAGGCATCCAATTATATCAAGTCTAAAATCGATGACGGAAAAAGTGAGATCACAGAGGAAGAAAGTCTGAAACATGCAAGTAATGTGCTTGCCGGAGTATCAGAGGACAACCAGGCACTTTTGAAAAAGTATGTGGACGCACAGGATTCCAGTAAGAGCACTCCGTTTTTGTATCTGATGAATACGGATTCGCCGGTCATGCAGAAACAGCAGATGAAGGACAGTGAGACAATGGACGCAGTCAAGAAACAGTTCATGGAGAAAACCGGTGTTGACGAAAAGACATTTAATAAAATGGTCGCCAACTATGGCTATACATACCATGCCGACGAGAACGAAAAACAGAAAAAAGAGTTGCAACAGTCATCAGGAACAACAAAAGCACTTGCCAGTGCCGTAGATATCTTAGCGTCTCCAGCAACCGGATTTGTAGCATTGGTGGGTACCGGAAAGAACCAGGTAGACCAGAAACTGGGAAGGGATAACCATACAGTCTATTCTTCACTGAAAGACTTTTCAGAGAACACGGAAGAGGCTGTGTTAAACGATACAGAAAAGATCGATAATAAGGCACTGCGTACCGCGGCAAAGGGAGCATACGAAGTTGGTATGGCGACCGGAAAGAGTGCAATGAGCATGATGACCGGTAGTGAGGCGGCAAGTGCGCTGGGGCTAACAGGAAAGAGTGCAAGGGCCGTGGCAAATCTTGTATCACTGCCACAGTTTGGTGCATCATCCTATGTATCTACGCTGGAAGAGGCACAGGAAAGAGGTCTTGATACAAAGGACGCTTACCGGACCGCACTTGTTGCAGGTGGAGCAGAGATGGCAACCGAGGTTATCTCATTGGAAGGTATCTGGGATATTTTAGAGAGTAAAGGTAAAGTTGCTGCAAAAACTGCGATCGGAAATATATTGAAGCAGAGTTTCTTTGAGGGATCCGAGGAAGTGGCAAATGATCTTATCAATGAGATTGCAGATGGTTTGATCAATGGAGACAAGAGTAAGTACGTCCAATCCGTCCGGTATTATATGTCAGATCAGTATGCAAAGGAAAATGGACTGGATGCACCACTTTCAGAGGATGAGGCTAAGAAAAAAGCCAATATTGACTTTGCCAAGAGTACAGCGATAGATGGTTTCCTTGGTGCAGCCAGTGGTGGACTGATGGGTGGAGCGGCAACGGCGATCAATGCCTATGCCAATACAAAGGGCGGTCAGTATTTGAGTGGAAACGAGCAGATCCGGGATGATATTGTACTGAATAAGGATTCCGAGAACTATATCTCTGATGACAGAGCAGATTATGACAGTGAGGAAGATTACCAGAAAGCCCAGTCTGCCATTGAACAGTTGATTGATGACTCCAGCGAGAATATTTCCGGGAAAGAGGCTAGAAGCCTGTATCAGAACGTGGCAGAGGCTATCAGCAGTCAGAACTCCAACCGGGCAGAGGCGAGAGTGCAGCGTGAGGTGGAGACAATCGAGAACGCACAGACCCCGGATGAACTCTTGAGAGCCACAGAGAGCGTGAAGAATGATGTTCCCAAAGTGCAGCAGGCTATCGAAAACACAAAGGCTAGAATGGTCGCACAGGGAGCGACACAGGCAGACTTTGACAACGTAGTTACACCTACCAGAGCATACGAGATGGCAAAAAGAGGACAGGTTTCTGAAAGTGATCTTGCATCCATGTCTACTGATGCAAGACGTGCGGCAGAAGCAGGTATTTCAGAGAGTGTCAGTGCGGATATTAAGAACGTGACGAAGTTCGATGCATCTACAGTCCTTGTAAAGGAAAATGGAAAGGCAAAGCAGACCAACATCACAGGAGAAGTCACCAAGAGCGGAGATCAGTATTATCTGACGACCAAAAAGGGGGCAAAGGTCGAACTGTCAGAAGATATTTTAAGCGGAACGACCAAAGCAAACGGAGATAATACCAAGGGAAAACTTCTCATGTATGGTAACAGCCATGCAGCAGGCATTATCTCATTGGAAGACCCGAACCTCATGACGATTGCCTTGCAGACCAAGATCAATCAGCCTAGCGTACCGTCCACAAGTATTGTAAAGGCTGTGAAAACCTTTAATACATTAGGTCGTAGTGGGGTGTCCTTTGAATCTATCGTAAACGATAAAAAGCAGAAGTTTATGGTTGATGCGATCGGGGAAAAGGTACTGCGACAGGCATATGATCTGGGAGCAAAAGAAGGTGCGCTGGATGAGGAGAAGATGGCAAACCCTACCACAAAAAAAGGAAGTGGTAAGGTATCTTTTACGAGCCGGGAAGCAGAGGGAGCATATGAGAAACTGGATCAGGCAAATAAGACTTTTTTGGATAAGTTTGCCGAAAAGACAGGGGTAGATTTTGAACTGTTTACGGATGATGCGGATGCAGAGGGAACCGTCAGAGGACAGTATGTGCCGGAAGAGGGAAAGATCCGTCTGAATGTGGCAGAAGATACAGATATCTTAGAAGTTGCCATGCATGAAGGTATAGGCGAGTTCTTAAAGGCACATAATGCCAAAGGCTATGCAGAGATCACAGAGACGATTTTAGATTACTATGCAGAGAATAATGCGGACGCATTGGCAAAGCGCATTGAGGACTACAAGAGAGCATACAGCGATGAGGAAGGAAAGTCTACCAGAGGAAGTGCAGATGAACTTGTAAACGATGTGCTGGCAGAGATCTTTTCGGATGATGCCGGTATTGAGAAACTGGGAACATGGCTTTTTGATAATGGCAAGGAGAAAGAGGCAAAGACGATCAAGGACGTGCTGATTGATTTTATCAACCAGATGAAGTCATGGATTGCTGATATCAAGGCACAGGGGGGACTTTCTGCTGCGGAGCGCAGCAAACTTTCCATGGAGGAAAAGGATATGGATGCATTGCAGGATAGGATCTTAAAGGCAATGGATGAGGCTATTGCGAACAGAGATAGCAGAGCCGAGGGCGAGACTGCAGAGCAGAGCATTAGAAATTCTGTGAAGGTTGATGCCAATGGGAAGCAGTATGTCGAGATCGACGAGGATATTATTAAGGGTATTACTGGAAGTAAAAATATCAAGTCTGCTGTGCGTGCCTATATAAAAGAAAATTATCCTTCGATTGATATGATGGGATTTAAGTTAGGAATAAATGCACAATCGAGAAATGAATTTGTAAACTCCAAGACATCGCAGTATATGCAAAACAAATTAAAGAGATTTTTTATAGACAAAATGCGTATGGCAGGAAATCTGGAGGAAATTGTAAATGTAGGAGACGGATATACATGGGAAGATATCAAGCACTCCAGGAAAGACAGACTAATTGGATTTGTCAGAGGAAATGTGCAAATTAGAGTAGGAAGCAATGATTATATTGCAGATATTGTATTGGCTGATGATAAGACCAAAGGATTGATATTCTACGATATTGTAAACATGAAGTCTACAGCAATAAAAGAAGCACCTACAGAGCGTACACATGAAAATCATGCGGCTCAGGTCGCAGGTGCTTCTACAGATAGTATATCCCAAAATAAAAAAAATGCAACCGAAATCGCTGAAAAAGGTAGAAATTCTGTAAAAGTTGAAGCAGAAACTCATGCCAGGGACGCAGAAAGGTTCTTTGGGACTACAAGGAACTGGTCTTATGCAGGTTATCTTGATATCAATGGAAAACTCTTAGATTTTTCTGATGGACAAAGATACCGAGTGCAGGATCATAGAGAAATAAGTGAGATTTTAGATTTACCAGAAGATGCAGGATATTCAGACGGCCTTATTCAGTTTATGGCAGAAGGTAATATCAGAATGCAGAAATATGGCATTGATATATCTGTCACACCTAATGAAGCACAGAAAGGTCGCCTGAGAGACTTCTTTAATCATCTTGAAGGAGAGGTTACTGTAGACTTTAGTGCTCTTAATGGGGATTCTGTGGGAAGTGCAGATTATACAGAGGGCACATCTGCAACGAGAATTCTAAATGATATTGATACATTCTTTGTGACTGGGGAAGTACCAGAAGGAACGTATAATGGAATCAATGAGTTTAGATATTCAAAGAAGGTAGACTCAGAAGGCAGAAAATTAACCGAAGCACAGCAGGAATACTTCAAGAACTCAAAGGCTGTAGATGAAGATGGAAATCTTATGACAGTGTACCATGGAACAGTCAGAGAGTTTTATGAGTTTGACCGGGAGCAAGGAAATCCAGAGGGAAACTTTGGTACAGGAATCTATTTTACTAACAATGAGGCTGATGTTGACGAAAATTATGCGAACGAAAAGGGATCAGATCTGACAAATAAAATAGAACTTGAAGCAGACATGCTAGAGGGTACTGATGAATATGAGGATATGGATCATGACGAGATTGTAGAAGCATTGAGAAAGAAATATATCACATCAGATGAGCCTATAACCATGGAGTGCTACTTAAACATAGAAAATCCGTGTTATGTAGATTCTACTATGCTTTTAGACAATGTCGAAGACTATATGGGAGAAACCATTGAAGACTTTGCAGACGAAGATGAATATTATGAAGCACTGGATGAAAAAGCGGCAGAGATTGTAGATGATATTGTCGGAGAGATTAGTAGTAACATTGAATTATATAGCGGTACAGATGAAGTAGCAGCAATACTGGGAGAGGCACTGATGGATGGTGGTATTGCCGTTGAGGATCTGCGCGCGAGATTAGATGAATTATACCTAGAGGATGAAGAAGGGAGAATTGTATCAAGTGAGGTTTTGCGTCAGATTATAGAATCACTAGGATATGATGGAATTATTGATAGCACAGTGTCTGATAAATTTAAAAATATGAACTTATCAGAAGACATAACGCATTACATTGTATTCAATTCTAATCAGGCAAAATTTGTGTCGAATGAAAATCCGACAACCAGTGGGGATGTACGTTATTCCAGAAAAGTAAAAGATGCGCGTAAGTCCATCAAAGAATACGGCATCGTAAGCCCATATCATGACACACTGAATGAGGCAAACGTAGTATCTGCCATTATGGGAAAAATGAATGAAGCCTTGGATGGAGTGAGTGTTGATCTTAATGGTGTTATGGATGTGACTAAGAGTATCATAAAGAAATATGATGCTGACATCAGCACAAATGATCTGGCAGGAGCAATCTGGCAAACGTTCAGTTACATGAACAATAACCAGATGGAGACAGATTACCAGGGAATGATGGACTACCTGTTGAATATCGGTGACGAGGTCATTGCGACGTCGCAATTAAAAAATGCGGATCAGCAGGCAGTGTATGATGAGGTCAGAAAGCAACTGCGTACACATGCTATCCATTTAACCAAAGCCGACCGTGCGGAACTCGTTCATAGATACGGATCATGGAATGAGGCTTTTGGGGCAATCCAGCAAGCCGGGATAAAGTTAGATAATAACGGCATCAGGATAGATTCTGCATATGGAGATATCCGAAATGAGATCATGAAATTATCCGGTGTGCAGATGTCGGAAGAGACAACGGCGGCAGATCAGATTGTAAATATCATTGATACGGTATCATCACTTGAACCGGAGGTAAGCACCTTTGAGGGCGCAAATGACCTGGATAAAAGTCTGATGGTTGCGTCTGACATCATCGATGAATACTATACGCGTGCAGTAAAGGAAATGAGTAACAATATTGTCGAGGGGACGGATGCCGGAAAAAAGGCGGTCAAGGAGGCGGTAGATAAACAGACCGAGAAGTTAAGAAAGGAGATGCAGCAGTATAAGAAAACGATCAGAGCATCTTATCAGAACCAGGTAACGAGGTATAAGACGGAATTGGAGAGGACGCAAAAAGACTTGCGTGCTGTGCAGAATAATTTGAAAAATTGGAAGCCGGTACCGGAAACACAAATCTTAAATCAGGCAGAACTGGATGCAAAGGCAGAGCAGATGGCCACAAAGGCACTGACAGATTATAAGATGGCGCAGGAACGGAGTAAACAGATAGATAATATCAAGAGAACCGGACACCGCATGATCCGGTGGCTGGATGCGCCGACGGATAAACAGCATGTTCCGGAGTTTTTGCAAAGACCACTATCTGAATTTTTGAGCAGTGTTGACTTTCTGCCGTTAAGAGCAAAGGAAACATCTAAGAATACCTTAGACTGGAGGCATCAGATGATGGTATTAAAGGATGTGATCACAAGACTGAAAGAGAGTGACCCGGAGATAGATAGTGACGGCTATGCACTATCACAGGTTCTTGTTGTGGATGAATTGGTAGAAAAGATGCAGAATATCCTTGACAATAATCAGGATGTGAATATGAAGGTATCGAAACTTCCGGCAGGAGATCTGAAGGAGATGTCAGAGGTGCTAAGTTCACTTAGTGCTGCCATTAACCATATGAACACGACATATGCAAATAGCAGATATGCCGGCATTGGAGATCTTGCAAGAGCATCCATCAATGAAATGCAGGAGAGAAAACCAACCAAGACAGAAAGAACAAAGGTTGGTAACGCGGCATTTAAATTCTTTAATTTGGATGAGATCGAACCGCTGACCTTTTTCGAGGGATTGGGATCTGCATCTGCAAGTGTTTATGAAGAATTACGCCACGGATTTGACATCAGAACCAATCATATCCGGGAGACGGCAGATTTCTTTGAAAATAAGAAAAAGGAACTGGGGATCTCCGATAAGGAAATGGCAGAGTGGGGAAAAGAGAAACACGAGTTTCATTTTCCGGGTGGAGATATTACCATGACAACGCCACAGATCATGTCCTTGTTAGAGACGGTCAACAGAAAGCAGGGCAAGCCTCATGTGGAAGCCGGAGGTATAAAAATAGCAGATACAGAGGTAAAGGTAGGAAAGGTCAAAAAGATCGTGCATATGACAAAGGCGGTACATATTGACGAGGCACAGTATGACACGATCATTTCTGAACTGACACCAAAGCAGAGAGCGATGGCAAACGAATTGCAGCACTATATGGCTACAGAGTGTGCGGACTGGGGTAACCGGGTATCAAGAGAAATGTATGGATACAAGAAGTTCACGGAAAAGGACTACTTCCCATTAAGGACGGATTCAACAACCAGAGAAACAAAGCCAAGTGATGACCAGGCACCGTCCTACTATACCATCAAGAACAGGTCATTTACGAAGCAGATCACACCGCATGCCGCAAATGCCGTTGTGATCGATGACATCTTTGATGTGTTTACCAGACATGTCGTACAGATGGCAGAGTATGACGGATATACTATGCCGATTGCGGATGCCATGCGATGGTACAATTATCAGGAAAAAGAAATCAACACGATAAGAAATCAGGATCTGTTGGGAGAAATTGCGGGAGATACCACGAATGCAAGGAATGAGATCAAGAACAGTGTGAAGCAGAATATGGATCGCGTCCTTGGAAAGAATGCTGGAGCATATTTCCAACAGTTCATTAAAGACATCAATGGAGATTATGCAGGTACCGGCGGTACACCAGATCTGTCAACATACCTGATGTCATCATTTAAGGCACAGGCGGTAGGTGCAAACATAAGAGTAATTGTGCAACAGCCGACAGCCATTGTACGTGCGGCAGATCGGATTGAAGCCAAGTATTTATTGCAGGCGCAGACATCCCTGCCAAAAGCAGTAGAGTATGCGAAAAAGTCGCAGGATAACTCTGCTATATCCTATTGGAAAGCGCAGGGATATTATGAAACACTCATAGGTAAGTCCTTGAAGCAGATCATTACCGGAGAGGGAACGGTAAAGGAAAAAATTACAGATGCCATGGGAAAAGGTGCCGGAATTGCAGATGACCTGACATGGGGTGTCATGTATCGTGCAGCAGAACTAAAGGTCAAGGATCAAAAACCGAATCTGAAATATGATTCAGAAGAATTTACCAAAAAGACGGTAGAGATCTTCGAGGACATCATCGATCATACCCAGGTAGTTGATACGATTTTTCATAAGTCACAATGGATGAGAAATCAAGGGCTGGGATATAGAGCAACATCTGCATTTATGGCAGAGCCGACAAAGACCTATAACATGTTTTACCGGGCATATCAGGATTGCTTGAGAAGTGGTAACAAAAAAGAGATGGTAGACCATGCCGGAAGAACAGCAATGATCTTTCTTGTGGAGCAGGCGCTCAATGCAGCAGTTACAGGATTTATTGACGCATGGCGAGATGATGACAAGGACGAGGGTATTATAGGTTTCTTGCAGAGTGAGGCAGATCATACTAAGGAGAATTTCTTTGGAAATCTCTATGTGTGGAACCTGTTTCCGGTCATAAAGGAAGTACAGAACTTTATAGATGGGTATGATGCAACAGAATATACGACCGAAGGACTTGCAACAGCAGTTGATACTATCAGCGAATTGTATAAGGTTGTCATAGGACAGAGCAATAAGACATTTTATGGTGTGTCCTATCTGATCGCTCAGGGAATATCACAGTTAAGCGGTATCCCTATATCAAGCGCATTGCGCGAGGTGAAATCGTTATATAATACCTTAAACGGTATCTGGGGTGGTACGGATTGGTATAAATCAAAGACTACACAGCAATCCGCAGAGAAAAGGAAAAGGCAGACAAACCTAAACAATGCTATCCAGAAGAAAGATCTTGAAGATAGCAAGAATGCCATGAATGAGATATATCAGAATGCGTACGACAATGGCATTGCAAATGGAAAAAGCGAGAATGAGGCAGAGAGTGATGCGTGGTCTAGTGTCAGAAGCGCTTTAAAGAAATCGTACCAGGAGCAGGAAGACAGATCCACGGCAACGATCAACCGCTATGTAACACTCATGCGAAAGACAAAGAAAAAGGTCAGTGGTAAGAATGAATTTAAAGCCGTAACGGAAAAAGATGCAAGGGACACGGTCAAAGGTTGGTAGAAGAAAGAATCCAGAGTAAAATCTGGGTTCTTTTTTTGTGCCTCGGGGGAGAAAACACGATAACAGCATGAGAAAATATATATAGAGAAATTACGAAAGGAGTACATATGTTACGGAAATTAAAAGCAGTAGACTACCTGGCAATAGATGTTGCGTCTCATAAGAAACTTTCGATCTGTGTCATTAAAAATGATACTGTCGGACGTACTATTGTCTGCTCCGTTATGTCGCAGGGAAAGTCCGTCGATTTTACAGACTTGTTGTTTGCGGAAATATTCATTAAGAAGCCGGATGGAAATGAAGCAGATCAGGGATGCATTATTGATGGAAATACCATTGCATACACCTTGAGAAGTTCAGATATTGCGGTTGTCGGAACAAATGTGGCGCAGTTCTTTTTGACATTTAAGGACGGAACCACACTCACGACACCAACATTTGATATTGAGGTCCATGAAGCGGTCTTATCGCAGAACGCACAGAAATCTTTTAATGAATATACTTCACTGACCCAGCAGATCGTCCTGGCAACAGAGAAAGCGGAGGACGCGGCAGAATCCGCAAAGAATGCGGAGACATCCAACCAAAACGCACAGAAGGCATTGACCAGTGTAGAGACGGCAGAGCAGAACGTGATGCGTATGCAGGAGGATGTGACGGCATCGGAAAGCCATGCAAAGGAAAGTGAAGTCAATGCCAAGGCAAGTGAGGAGCAGGCTAAAATCTATGCCGATCATGCAGCAGAATCTGAAACCAATGCCAAACAATATGAGCAGAGTGTAGTTGCTAAGGCGACGGATATTCTGAATGCAGAGAGCCATGCCAAGGAGTATGCCAACAGCGCGGAACAGTCTGCAAATACGGCATCTGAAAAGGCACAGGCGGCTACGCTATCGGCAGAGGCTAGTTTGGCATCCGAGACAAAGGCGAAAGAGTCCGCGGATCAGGCAAATACATCTGAAACCAATGCATCAACGTATGCCGACAGTGCGCGCTCCAGTTCCCAAGCATCCGCTCTATCCGAAGCCAATGCAGGCAAATCAGAAAAGAATGCAAAGGCATCGGAGAACAATGCGAAAACATCTGAAACCAATGCGAAAGCGTCAGAACAGGCGGCAGCGAAATCCAAGGATAGCGCCAAGTTATCCGCCGATCATGCAGCAGTATCAGAAACGAATGCAAAAAATAGTGAATTGTCTTCGGCAGAGTCAGCAGACAATGCACAGAATAGTGAAACCTCTGCTAGTGCATCTGCACTTGTGGCAAAGCAGTCGGAAACGAATGCCGAGACCTTTAAGACCAATGCATCCAATAGTGCATCAGCGGCCGCAACAAGTGAAACCAATGCCAAGGCAAGTGAACAGAATGCAAGCGCATATCTTGCGAGTGCAAAAACCTACGCGTCATCAGCAAGCACCAATGCCGACAAGGCAAGCAATAGTGCCACGAACGCTAAGGAAAGCGAAACGAATGCAGGTACATTTGCAACCAGTGCAAAAGAATCGGAATCAAACGCAAGTACATATGCGGCTACTGCAAAGTCCGATTCGGACAAGGCTCAAAATTATATGAGTTTGGCAGAGACTTTTTATAAAAAGTGCGAGGAAATTTCAAAGGGACTGGGAGGATCATTACTTCCGATGGGAACCATTACTTTTGCGGGACTAGATACAGCATCGCAAGTTGCCGGATATATGTATAACATTTCCGAGGATTTTACGACAGACAGTAGATTTAAGGATGGAAGTGATATTTCCTATCCTAAAGGGACAAACGTGTATTACACATCCGATGGCTTTTGGGATTGTCTTGCTGGATCCAATGTTACCGGTGTGAAGGGAGAAAACGAGGAGTTTTACCGTAATGGAAATGTCAATATCACGAAAGAAAATGTAGGACTGGGAAACGTACCAAATGTGTCAACGAATAAGCAGACTCCAACCTTTGAAACAGCAAATACGCGCGAAAATATAGAAAGCGGAGAAACACTGGAAACGATCCTAGGTAAACTGGCCAGATTGTATGAGGATTTGGTAACAATAGCATTTTCCGGTGAGTATGGAGATTTAACCGGAAAGCCAACGATACCGACCAAGGTTAGCCAGTTGACAAATGATTCCGGCTATAAAACCACTGATACCAATACCTGGAAAGCAAATTCGTCATCGAGTGAGGGATATGTAGCATCCGGGAAAAATCAAGTAAATAAAGTCTGGAAAACAGATGCAAATGGTAACCCGGCTTGGAGAGCAGAACAGACCATAAGCCTAGCGACTACGTCCGCAAATGGTTTGATGAGTAAAGAAGACAAAATAGAACTTGAAAAATGCGGATATCCGCACTAATGAAAGGAGAACCAATATGGCATACAAAAAAGTAGGATGGAAAGATTATCCGGATACAACAACACCGGTCAATGCAACTAACCTAAATCAAATGGATGAAGGGATTGCAGCGGTCGATCAGGAACTGACGACGCAGAAAGAAAATGCTACAGATATGCAGGATACGATAGACCAATTAAATACAGGTTTATCTGAACTAAACTTAAAGTTGGAATTAGTCAGATCCCATGTCGGCATGATAGTCCAGACAACCACCCTTGATACCGAAGCCAAGGTTATTGCCATCTATGGCGGCACATCCTGGTCTAAGATCGAGGGACGGTTCTTGCTCGGAGCCTCATCTTCTTATGCCGCTAATAGCACAGGTGGCGAAGCGGCACATAGGCTAACGATTAATGAAATGCCGTCGCATAACCATGCATTCACAAGTGGCGGTCATGCAATGTGCATATATACAAACGCAGACCCTGCTAATCAATATTCATGGGGATATGTTGCTGGACAAAATACAGGATGGTACATAAATGCAAATAAAAATGTTGCGGACATTACATATAACGGCGGCAATGCCGCACATAACAACATGCCACCATACAAAGCCGTATATATCTGGGAGCGTACTGCTTAGGATCTGGCAGTTACAATATATGATTTGATTATATTTCCATCTGCAAACCAATCAATTATCAGCCTTTCCGTGCCGGGTTGAATATATAAACCAACAACAGGATAGCCTTGACTATTTTGTTTATACGTTGGTATTAATCCACAAATAGTACCACCAATGTTTACGGACGGTCTGTTTATAAAGTCTCCATTATTTTGAGTACCTTTTAAATAAGT